TCCATTAAAATAAAAAATCAAAACAAGATAGAAATAAGTTTTCCAGTTATTCATTTTCAATACTATTCTGGAGATTTTATTTATTTTCTGTTTAATATCTTCATTATTATTACTAACTTATTATATCATATAAAATTTATTAGTATGAACCAACACTTTCGATCATTTCTTTTTTATCCTGGAAAATAGTATGTGATTGAATCTGTAATCCAGTATCAGATTTAGTTAGAATAATCTTATCACTAGCATGTATATTAAACTTAATCCATGTCATGGATAAATTTTCCAGCTGAGTTTGAAAGATATTATATTTAATAGTACAATGAATTTCTGTTTCATTATCTTCATCAATATTAAATTCAAATTTAAGTACCTTAGTATCATTTATCTTAATAGTTGGTGCCCAAATATTTTCAAATATCTGTACTATTTTCTTAGCACTTGTTACATTCCAATGAACATCTTCATCGGGACCAGAAACAAATCCAAGTAGGGCATCTTTGGTATATATATTTTCCAGTTTTGAAAAATGATTTGTATACCAAAAGACATCATATAAATCATTAATTAACTTAAGTGGTGATTTATGATTAATATATTTTGTTACGGTAACATTAGAAGATTGTGTTGCTTTCGGTATAAACATATTCATTAAATTAGTAATTTCAGGACCCATTGGTGGCATATCTCTCTGTTTTTCAGGTTTGATAGTTGTTTTTTTTGGGTCATTTGATTTAGATGTTGTTTTTCCAGTATCTATAAATTTATCAAATAAGTCAAAAACTAAGTTAACTGAGTTATTATCTCCGTTTAAGTTATCTTTAGTATAAGATTTAAGTAAATCTTTTGTTAGATCCATAATAGGTTTAAAATCATCAATTGGGGCTTGGTTTGTCATTGTTATACTTTTTTTTAAAATTAAAATAAAGATACTATACGCATTTGATTTAAATCAATTTTAATTTTATATCTTTAATATTCATATTGTTCAACCTCATTTATTGAATATCTAACAACTGTTTGATGAAATTTTTTAATAATTTGTTTCATTTCAAATAGTACATCTATATATAAATAAGAAGATAACCTAAATAATATCCAAATAATATTAGTTAATATATTGTTAATACAATTACCGAAATAATAATCCAAAATAATAAATATAAATCCATAAATAATAAATGAAGTTTCTTTCATGTATTCTATAGTAATTTCGAATATACTATATATAAATTGAAGTAAATCACTAATTAAAAACATAAATATAATCAAGCAAATCTGGAGGATTTGTCTAAACATAATAAAAAATATTATAAGTAGAAATAATAAGTAATATCTCAATTTTAATTTATATTTTTTGTTTTTTTGTATTTATTCAACAATTAATCTTGGTAATATAGCCATACCATGTAATTCTTGCAATAATAATTTGAATGCATATGGTACTCTTACTTCAGAGAAACTACTGTCTGTTTGACAACCACGACAACTAAATATGTCACGGCTCGGATTTACAATACCTGGCAAACCACACTTGTCACATACAAATACTCTGTAGTTATCTGAGAAATCTAATGTTCTTTCTTTTAAGAATACATTGGTTCCGTGTGTTAATAAGCAATCACGTTCCATTTCACCTAATCTAAGACCACCATCTCTAGATCTACCTTCTGCAGGTTGTCTAGTCATTAAGACCATGGGACCATTTGAACGTGCATGTAATTTATCTTTAACCATATGTTTTAGTCTCTGATAGAATGTAGGACCAATGAAAATTAAACATTTCATTTGTTCTCCAGTTTGTCCGTTGTATAATACATCATCGCCATATCTATTCATACCAATGCTTTCTAATACTTTAGCAATATCTTCAACTGTTACATCACTAAATGGAGTACAATCAGAATAGATACCTAATTCAGGACATAATCTACCTAATAAAGATTCCATTAACTGACCCATTGTCATACGACTGGGAATAGCATGAGGATTCATAATAATATCTGGCTTCATTCCATCTGCTGTATAGGGCATATCCTCTTCTAAATAAGTCATTCCTACAGTTCCTTTCTGTCCGTTCCGACTGTTCCCACTTACAGATACTTTATTTTCCCTACGTACAAATAAAAGACCGCTTGATACAGTACAACAATAGACTTTATCATTATATTGGACCCATTTGTCTTGTTGTTTATTAGGATCTGCAGACATATATTTATTCATTATAGGTTCTGTTTGTGTTTCAATTAATGTTAGTCTATAAGCATCATATTTATTTGTTATGTATTTTTTAGTAACATTATTATATGCAGTGTGTTCATATTCTTTATATCTAATTGTCATACTTGCACATATACCAGAATGAATACATAACCTTTGAAAGTCATTAGATAATCTCTTACTACTTGTATCATATCTCCTTGTTCCATTTTTCATGGTATGACCATCACCTAAACACATACCATGAATTAATAATTTACATTGTTCAGATGTAAGTTTCCAAACCCAATCTGGTAAATATTTATTAACAGCCCCAACACTTAGTGGCATAAAATAGTATATTAATCGCGGGTCCTTATAATTATACTTATCTTTTACATCTGGATTTCTATCTTTATGTTTTACTATTTCAAAACATGGTATATTAGCCATTGATTCTAATGCATCTTTAACACGTTGTTTATGTGCAGATATAGTTACAGACCAATCCCTTGTCATACATCCTTCTGCAATCCAAATACCAAAGAATATTAACCATTCGTTAATTGGTATTTTCAATTCAGGTAAGTCTTTATATCCGGGTATTGTAAAATATTTCTCTTCTGAATATGAACTTGCATAATAAGCACAATTCTTTTTAAATCTTTTAACTTTACCATATATTTCCTCTGCAGTTTCAATATTAAGTTTACCAGACTTATGTCTACTTCCAACATACATTCTATGATTTGGGGTAACCATCAAATTAATTTGACTTGTTTCCACATTATACATTTTACCATTATAATCATAGGACATAACTTCAGATGGTTTTTCATATAATAATGTATGATTTTTAAGAGTTCCTACGAAATCATCTTTTGTTAAATCTTTAAAGTATTTCCAACCATTATATGTTAAAACTTCAGTATCTTTATCATAACAAGCAAATTTATCACCAATTTCAGGTTCTCTCATACTTCTCATTTTAACCTTACAAAAGTTAAAACCATCAGCATTAACATTTGTTACAACCTTATCAACATAACCGTCTTCATTAATTCTTAATGTAGTGCTTGCATCTTTAAAGACTTGATAATCACCATGGAACATACCTTTAATTGGTATCATTTTACCAATAATTGTATCACCACCTTTTACATAAACATCTTTTTCAATAAAACCTTCTTCATCTAAGTGTTCATATGAACCAGGTTTACGTCCTTTAGTGTGTTTTGCAGGTGATTTACCAAATATCTCTTCTTGACCGGATGATTGAATACGTTTTTCATCATCTTTATATGTTCTATAGAATGTAGAGTGAAACAATCCTCTATCAACAGCAGATTGATTTATAATAACGGAATCTTCTTGATTATAACCAGTATAAATCATAATAGCAACCATTGCATTTCTACCAATTGGTAATTCTCTATAATTAAGATATTTACTCATTTTAGTATATACTAAAGGTTTCTCTGGGTAATGAAGAGTATATGATAATGTTTCCATCTTATCTTGATAATTAGATGCATTTACACCAATTGCCTGCTTACCCATCGCACTATTATGAACACCAATACCATTTGCATAAAATGAATGATTTTCAGATTCTGTTGTAATGTCTGCAATTAAGCATTTCTCTACTGTTTCTATATTATCAATAGTAATATAACATTCAACTTTATTATTTGCTTTTGTTTGAATAAATTCGACATTTTTATATATATTATTAAACATTTCAAAACTGTATTTTTCATCAATGGCATTTAAAGTTGATAAATTTAATAATACTTTAGATTCAAATGGTTTTAAATCTTTAGCTTCACACCAACCGTCAATTGTGTATATCTTATGGTCCATTGTAACGGTAATATCTAAATTAACATTATCATTAATGAAGTTGGTAAAGTTATCATCATAACCTATAGATACACCATTATTAAATGATATAGAAACATCTGTAAAATTTAATAATAATGGTATTTTAATATTTAAAAACCATTTACTTTCATCTGCTTCCTTTACATATTGATTAATAACCTTAGTTACAACAGTTTCTGATGGATTTTGTGGATCAAATGATAATACATTATCACCAACTTTTACATCACATATTGGAATATATTCAAAATCAAACCATGTAATTTTTTCATTTCCATTTTTAAATGAATCAATATGTTTTTCAGGTATAACCATAATTGGTGTTTTGTAATGTAAACATTGGTAGGTATTTCTAGGAGATTGACTATGGTCTGGAAATGGAATCAAAGATGCCAATACTCCATAAACAACCGAAGGATGAATTTCACAATGAGTATATCTATAAATATACGGATTTAATTCATCTTTATTCTTATTAACCAAATCCTCAATATTCATTGCAATCAATGTATTTTGAGTTTCTTCTGGGTCAATATATTCAACAACTGATTTAGTATCAAATAAGTCAATAATCTCTTGATAATTATTCATAGCTTCTCTCATTTCATCTAAATTAATTTCTTTTTCATGTTTACTAACATAAATATCTTCTTTTTCAACATTAATTAATTCTTCATCATTATCTTGCATATTGAATTTAACCTTTTTATTGTATTTATTCATTATTTCTTGATTTTCAGTATCAGTATCAACTTCAGTATCAGTATCTAAATTAGAATCAGTATCAGATTGAGTATCTACATCTGATTCTTCTTCTGTTGTAGATGATAATTTATTCTTAATTATCTTATTTTTACGGTTCTTGAGAAGATTTAACTTTTCTTTTGCCTTTAATAATTTCTTTTGATTTTCTGTAAGAACTTCTTCTAATTCAGAATCAGAACCATATTCTTCAACACGTTTTTGATATTTACTCATACTTTTCTTTAATAATTCTTTAACTTTTGTTTCAGCATATTCGAAATGTTCATATGATTCTTCTAATTCTTTAATACAGAAATCTCTCATATTTTCAATTACTTCTTGACTATTTAAACATAGTTTTTCATGTAAATATGGACATACTAATTTATTCCAGCTATAAATACCTTTCTTTAACTTAGTCACAATTTCATTGTTTAATTTCAGTTTATTATCTTCTACAACATATAATGGCCTAATGGCTCTACCACCATCAGTACTAATAAATACTTCATTGGTGCCATGATTCCAATAGATAGATGTGTAAACATGTAATAAACCTTCACGACGTAAATTACGTAGAACAGGTACTAATATTTCTGGATTAGTATGAAGACCTATCCAATTACCATTAACAAATATTTTGGTTTGTTCAAATGCATCTTTAATATTAACATCTTCAATACGAGACATACCATAATTAATTAAAGTAAACTTTACTGGTTCAGATGATACACTAGTAGTAAATAGACCCATATTGGACATATTCTTTACTAAACCAACGGAACCACCTTCTGGAGTTTCAACATAACATATAAAACCCCATTGAGAACTGTGAATCATACGAGGAGGAATAATCTTACCACTCTTTTCAGATGGAGAATTTACTCTTCGCAAATGTGATATCGCACTGTTATAATTCAATCTGTTTAATACTTGGGCTGTACCTGCTTTACTTTTACTTTTTTTACCTGGACCGGCTGCTTTCTTCATACCCCAGTTACCTGTAGATAATGAATAACGCAAACCATTATCAATGGTAGTTGATTTAATGATTTTATAGATGTTATTTTTGTTGATAACATTAAAGACATCGTTTTTCATTTTATGGGTTTTGAATTCCCTTAAAATCAATGTTTTCATATCAGTTACCAATTTATTAAAATGTTGTCTAAAAAGACCACCTAATAACAAACCTGGTGTATCAACACGTTTATTAATATAACTATCTCTGACATCATAATTTTCCATTCCGAGAAAACATTTAATCAGTTTATTAACCATATAACCTAAAAAGTAAGATTTTTTCATAAAATCCTTACCAACATGTGGTAAGAATTCTTTAATTAATGCATTTTTAACATATCCAAGTTGTTCATCTTCAGTCATAACGACTTCTTTTGGTAAACCAACCATTTTAATATGTTGAAGTAAATATTTAAGAGCATCTAATTGTTTCTTACCAACATCATCGATATTTTCAAGTGATGGTTGAATTAGTTTATACATTTTTTGACTTTCAGATGCATTGATATCATATAAAATAACTCTAACAATATCCAAATCTGATTCTAGACCTAAAGCTCTAAATATCACAAACAATGGAATATCATCTTTAAAATTATTTATTTGAACCATAATAGTATGATCTCTACCTTTTAATCTAACTAATAAATTTTTGGCAATCATAAACCTATTATCTGGTACTGATTTTATTTCAGCATCAACTATATAAGCAGACTTACCTTTATTTCCTGTAAAAACATGAACCTTATTATCAGCAATTCTTTCTTGAGAAATTACTACCTTTTCACTACCATTGATAATGAAATAACCACCTTGATCATATTTACATTCACCTAGTTCTTCTTTTTCCAAACTGGTTCTATTATGTAAAATACAATATTTAGAACGAACCATTATTGGAATATGACCAACATCAATGTTATCAATGAACTTATGTCTAATTTCCATATCAGTATAATCAGGAGCATTCCATTGTCTAACAGTAACATGTAAGTTAAGTTTTAACATGGATGCATATGTTAGATTACGTAATCTAGAAATAGCTGGAGTTTTGACTTCGGTACTCCCATCATTTTTGTATATAATGGGTTTTTCTAATAGATATTTTTCATCAAAATTCAGATGAATTTCATATTGATATTTATTATAATCTTGTAAATAATTATAGTAAATGATGATAGGATTCGCTTGAGTTATAATATCAGGTATTAAATTCTCTATAAAATAATTAAAAGACTCAATCTGATGTCTTGTAAAAACAATATCAGATTGTTCTTGGAAGTATGAATCAATTACATCCCAAGTTCTGTCTTCAATATGACTTATATCATAATCTTTTTTCCCTATTTTAATTTTATTCTTTACGGGTTTCCCCTTTGGAATGAGACTTTTTCTATTCATCTTATTTTGAGTTATCATTGAAATAATCTGTAATTCAATTTTTAAACTTTAATATATTACTAATATATCTTTATACATATTATTAAAATTGATTAATACATTCATTCCTATTTATATTACTTTATTTATTAAAATGGAGAGATATGAGTACTACCCTAGAAAATACTATTCCAAAGATTATTATAATAAACCAATTGAATATAATTATAATTACAATCAATATTATAACCGTTTAATATATAAATATGATAAACTTATGAGAGAATTAAAACATAAAAGTAATAAAGATAATTCAACTGATGAAGAAAATTCAAAATATATTAAACCAGAAGACTTGGAACCATTGACTGATTTAGATAAGAATAGGATTAAAATGTTATCATATATTCATAAATGTACATTACAAGTTAAAACATATAAATTTTGGGTTATTTTAACAAATGCATCCAATGATTTTCACTTCCTTGCTAAAAATAGTTTAACAAATAGATATAAATTGACGGGTCCAAAAATTTATCATACTTTTCTAAATGAAAAAACAAGGTTAAATTTTATTAATAGAATTAAAGTTATAATAGATACTCATAATATTATTATATTATTTGTGGGAAAAGAAGATAAATATGATAATAAATCACCATCTCATATTGTTAAAAACATAATGAATAATAATAATACATTTGATAAAATTAAAGATAATATTTCTCCTTTCAAAATAGTACTTAATTATTAAATCAATAAATAGATGCCATTACATCTGTTCTAATCAAATATTTATTACCTTTTTTAACTAATTCACCTTCATGATATATTTGATTGAAAAATAATGCTCCAGTACCTGATTTTGGTCTTACATTTTTCATTAATAATTGACGATCATTATCATAATAAAATATTGTTCCTCCACCTTCTTCTACATCATTTAAAAATATGTTTAAAGTCATTACAGATCTATTTCCTTGACTATCAACATTCATACCATCTCTATGAATTCCAAATGAATTTCTAGGATAATATTTTGAAAATCTAAAATGGTCATTCAATCCAACAATTCTTAAACCAGTAAAATATTCTGGTAATTCACTTTTAATTTTTTCAAATAATTCATTTGCTAATTTTTTATCTACCATTATAACTCTCTCATATTCTGCCATACCTCTATCAACGTGTTCCCATTCATTTTTATCTTCAACTTTTTGGATTAAATTTTGACACTCTTCTGAACTAAAAAGATTTTCAAATACCTTTAAAAATGGTCTAGACATTATATTTTATAAACTAATATAAAATATTTTTAATCTCTTATCAACGCATCGAAAAAATTGATTGATTTATAAATATGTAATAATAATTATTTATTTGAAAATGGATACCACTCTCTCAACTAAAAATAGTTATTTTGATTATTATATAGATAGATCAGATAAACCTGATAATCAAGATTATACAATGTTGACTCCCAAGGGTCGACGATTATTCTGGAATTTAAAATTTAATTATCCAGGTAAATACAATCTTAGAATTCAATTATACATGCCATCTAACCTATCTAAACTAAAGAAAAAATCAGTTGCGGCTGGTTTTTGGACATCTGGTGAAACTAAACTTTCTGAAAGATGTAATGTTAAGGAAATTAATAATAATGATACAACTCAACCATTGTTTTGGTATGATATAGGTAGTTATGATGTCACTAAAGTCGGTGTTAAGTGTTTTTATATTGAAAAATTAAGATCTGGAAACCCCTTTGGAATTTCTAAGATTTGTTTTGAATATTGTGAAGATGGCACTGAGGAATTTGATAATGAAGAATCAGATGAACTTAAAAAACATACTATGACTCTGCATGACAAAATTATGAAGGAATTATATACATATTATAATGAACACGATATGTTAGAAGAAGTCGAAGAGACTAATCAAGTAGTAGAATTAAATGAATTTGAAAATATTGATACAACACAAAAAGTTGTTAATGTTAACACAGAGACACCAATTAGTATTTCTAGTAGTAATGATATTAGACATGAAGATTCTAATTCAGAAGAAAAAATGGGATTAGATTCAAATGATGATGTAGTCAATTCAGTATTTAAAGAAGATGCTCCCCAAAAAACTATTGTTAAGAATAATGATTTTAAGCTTCAAGATTATGAACCAGATACAAAACATATTTATAAAAAAAATAATTATGTAAAACCAGAACCTGTTAATACATCATCTAAACTAGATATGGGTAATCTTCTACCCAAGGGACTCAAATTTATGATTGATGAAATTGTTCCTAATAATGAAGAAGAAAGGGAAACAATGTATCATGCGAAACCAGCATTTTTATTTACAAAAGCTGATGAAACAATTGATGAAATTGGTGGTGTTTATCGTGAAATGAAAGTTACAAAACATGTTCACTTTACTTTATATACCATGAGTTTTCCAGGTGTTTTTGCTAATATGGTATATGATGAATCTAATGGTTATATTTCATTTGAAATTGGTAAACCAGATGAGAAATGTAGTTTAATTGATAACAATCCAAAATCATCTGTAACTGCAACTAATAATATTCAAATAACATATCCATATCAATTCAAAGAAGGTATTAATTACAAAGTATTTATTAGAACTAAAACAATGATGTTATATGAAACAGAACATACTGTATATTATCTTTACTTTGGTATTGCTAAAAATAGTAAATGGAACTTTGTAGGTGCAGTAGCTAGACCTGGAAAACATAATCCAAATAGTGTATCTAGTTCTATTGAAAATGTAGGTACTTTTAATGGTCATCTATATACACGTAAACTAGTCACAGGTAATACATGGGTTTTTGACAAATGTAAGAATAGTACATTAATTAACAGTATGACATTTGTTAGTCAAGATCCTAATAATTCTTATGTACAAATATATAAGAATAATCGTATTGAATTACAAATAGGTGGTAGATATGGTGGAGATTATAAAGACTTGAAACAAGAATTTTTACTGAGTATTACTGGTAAAAAACATGTTCCAACAGTTCCATGGGACTCTGTAGATACTTTTAACTAAATTATAGATAATATTTAAAAACTATTAAAAACTATTTTTTTTTATTTTAATTATATGTAAGTATAAAATTGAAACTAAATTATATATATAAAATAATAAAAACTTTATGAATCAGAACCATTACAATTCTAACGGTACTCCTGAAATACCTTCAAATAATTTTCCAAACTATTATAATATGAATCCTAATAATTATAACCAATATAATCCATATTATAATTCATATTATAGTCCATATAATGGTATGATTCCTTTCTATCCTTCACAAAACCACTTTATGTATCCACAACAACCAATGATGCCTCTTAACAATACTAAATATTGTCCTGATTGTGTGAAGAACTCAAATATACAAGGAAATAATACAAATTATACATGTTCTAATAATCATAAAAAGAAAGTTAAAAGTAATAAAAAACAACTAAATGATAAAACAAAAGAAGAAACAAAACATAATTTGAAGAAGAAAGAACGTACTAAATATTATATTAAGTCATCAGATGTTAATAAACCATCAAATGATAATTTTGGTAAATTAGAATTAATAAAACCAAAGAACTTATCAAATGATATACACAAAAAAAATAAAGAACCTATTAAAGGAACATTAGTTGTAACTACAACTGATTCAAATAGTGGAAATACTCCACCATCCTTTTTATCTGGTATTATGAATATGTTAATGGGTGAAACTGATGGTGATAATGATGATGATGGTAATCCATTTAATTTATTTACAGCTCTTAAAAAAGAACAAAATAATAAAGAACCTGAACCAGAAATTGAAAAAGAAGAAGAAGAAGATTTAAGTGGATATGAATTTAAACATACTGGTCCTATTAAATCATTAGATGATTTAATAGAATTAGGAAATGATTATATTAACACAGATGTCAAGTATAGATACAATATTAATATGAAAAAGTTATCTAAAATGGTTGATGCATTGCAAGAATTTAATTCATTAATTGGAATGAAAAAAATTAAAAAAGCAATCTTTAATAAAATTATATTCTATTTACAAGAATTAGAAGATAATAAAGATATGTTACATATGGCAATTCAAGGCAGTCCTGGTGTTGGTAAAACTTGTATTATTGGTATTTTAGCAAAAATTTATAGAGCACTTGGATTTCTTTCAAAAGGTCATATTGTTAAAGTCAAAAGAGATGATTTTGTTGCTGGATTTTTAGGTCAAACATCAATTAAGACACGTAAATTATTAGAAAAAGCTAAAGGTGGTATTTTAGTAATTGATGAAGCATATTCTCTAGGTAATGAAGAACAAAGAGATTCATACTCCAAGGAAGCAATTGATATGTTAACTGCTTACTTATCTGAAGAAGCAGATGATATGATTTGTATTATTGCTGGTTATGAACATCAATTAGATAAATGTTTCTTTGCATATAATGAGGGTTTAAATAGACGTTTTACAAGATATACAATTGATGAATATTCGCCTGAAGAATTACGTAAGATTTATCTTAAAATTGTTAAGGAAAAGAAATGGTGTTTTCTTAAAGACACTAAACAGGATATTGACAAAAGACGTAAACATATAAATGAGATAAATAATAAAATTAGAAATATTGAAAAAGAAAATGAAAGTCTTAATATTAAACAATTAAAACAAAATTTAGATGAATTAAAGAATAAATTAAATGAACAAAAAAATGAAGAAGTTGAATATGATTCATTATCTAATAATGTTACACAAGTCAAACAAGAATTACTTTCCATCAAAAAAGTAAAAAGAGCTAATGAAATATTGGTATCTGAATTAAAAACAAAATTAAAAGATATTATTGATGATGAATATAATACCAGTGTACCATTGAAGTTCTTTAAAGAAAATAAAAAATACTTCACATTTAATGGTGGTGATATGCTTACACTTTTTACAATGTGTAAAAATGCTCATTCAAAACGTTTACTGGAAATTAAAGATGAAAAGGAATTATTAAATTCACGTAAAAAGATAAATAATATTGATATTCAAAATGGTTTTGAATTATTTCTATTAAATCCAGAAATTAAAAGACGTGGTGAAACATTAAGTAATGATCATATGTATACTTAATTTAGTTTAAATTACAAAATATGTTGATTATTTACTTAAAATATTTTATTTTTTTTATATTATATGTTAATAATATTACAAAACATATAAATAATATTATTGACATATTACATCCATTTATATTACCATTCAAATTATTTATTATATTATTGTTTTGAAATCCCTCATTTATATTATTTGGTTTATTTACATTATTCGAAATATTATTTGTATTATTTATTTTATTTATTTTATTTATTTTTTCTTTATCTTCCATAGATAAATCAAATTCATCTGTCATATGTGGTAATATCTTAACTGGAACTGGTTCTCTACATTTTTTATTATATAAATCATTATTATTCATTTGATTTATAGATATTTCACTTTCATTTGGATATTCAATCTTAACCTTAGTTTTTAAATTGTCATTATTTTCATTATATTTTTTCCATTGACCTCCACCATTAAGACATTCATTTTGATTAGTCTCTTTACCATCTAATTTACCACCAACACAAACATTATAATCAAATTCGATATATGATGATTGAGGTAATTCACCTGTAATAAAGTCTTGGTATTGATTCTTATTTTGTTTGTAAGCAATCTTTTGTAAATAAGTTAAAATTTCAGGTATATCCTCATTATAATGTTTTTCTGATTTCATAAATCCAGATACACAACTAAAACCCTCTAATATCAACTCTGAATTTTTCTTTTGCATCATTTCTTCTATCATTTCTTCAGCTACACCTATTGGGGTTAAATCATTATTATTTATATCTTTTAATTCAACACCTTTTTCAACTAAAAATTTGACTTTTTTACCCTTATCTTTGATGGCATATTTAATGGCAACATGAAGCATATTATCTTTGTCTTTATTTATTTGATAAATATTACCACCATGATTAAATAAAATACGTAACATTTCAATAGAACCATGTTTAACAGCCTCGTTTAATGGTACTTCTCCTTTATTATTATTGATATTAATATCAGTACCATAATTTAATAAGGCATAAACTATATTGGTTTTATCAAATCTTGCAGCTAAATGTAAAGGAGTATCACCTATTTTATTTTGTTTATTTAAATCAGCACCTCTACCAACCAAAAATGCAATAACTTTATTAGCACCATGTCTAACCGCTTCATGTAACATTGTTTCACCTCTATCATTATGTATTAAAACTCTATCTATATTTTTAATTTTGGGCATATAATCTTGAATTAAAGCATTAACTGAGTTAAGTTTAATAGAATCCGCTATATTAACATCATCATAATATGTATAATCTGCTTCGCCATTAACCTCTCCAATAAAATTCGCTAAACTAATTTCAGGTTCTTGTGGATTACAATGTATTGTAAAACAATCTTTTCTTAAATTTACTATATTATTAACATTAGAATCACCTTTTACAACAGTACCTCCTTCCATTTTACATATATCATATTTTTTTGGTTTTTGCCATTCTGATGGTTTTCCAGGACAACTCTTTATATCTTTACTATTACAAACATCTATTGAAGATAACTTATTTTGATCACGATTAAATTTAATATATGGATACTTATTTAATATTTCTGTATTAACTTTATTATGACCATCTGACTCAAATGGATTACAACAATAATTGATTTTACCCCCTTTAGCAGAACATGAATTATGAAAATGATTTGAAATCTTTTTGATATCACTCTCAGTAAAATCTTTTCCAGTTGATGGATTTTGCCCTGCGAAATCAGATTTAGAAAAAGGTTTTACATAATAACATTGTTCTTCCGTATTTTCACATATAAAATTATCATATAAACTCATTAATTATATAATATCTACTTACAATAATAAATAGAAAAAATAAATTTGAAAATATATAAATTTTATTTTATTTAAACAGTTACTATATTTGCTGACTTAGTTAATATTACTTTACCTAGTGTTTTAGTCGGTTTAATATACTTCAATAAAATATAATTAACCTTTACTTTTTGTAAATTCTTAAGTTTACTCTGTTCCTTTACTAATGTTGCTACCCTAGCAATTGCATCATTGCATGGATTATCTCCTGTATAAATAGCATGTCCAGATGGGTGATTTGCTACATGAAACCATGTATCTCCACTATCACATTCTTTTACAAGTGTGTCATTTTCTTTTTGGTTTTCACCCAAATAAACTAAAACACCTTTTTCTTTGGTCTCATCTACTGGAATCAAAAGTTTGTCTTCTAGATAATAATAAAAATACTTCATCTTTACTATTTTATTATTAAAAAATACAAAAAATATAAACTAATAGATATATCAATTTTAAATTAAGTCTTAATTACTATCAGGATACTTATTTTTCTTTAACTCTTTCAATCTCTCTAATTCTGCCTTTTCTTTACTAACTTCTTCACTGCATTTATATCCAGTAAATTTACATATTGTCCCAGATTTAGACTTGTAATCCTTTATATTGTCCTGAACGGTTTTAATTTTTGATTCTAATTGTTCTCTTTCATTGGGAGATTGATTTGGACTAACTTCTTGTTGTTGTGATAATTGTTCTAAATTACCTCCGGATTGTTCTTTCTTTTTTGTATTTTTGCCTTTTTTTTTCTTCGCTTTTGTTTTTTGTTTCATAGTTCCACGTTTATGTTTAACACTATTTACTCTATCTATAACAGGTTTTTTATCTTCTTGTTCTTCATCTTCTGGTTCTACATTATCATTTTCAACTTCTGATTCTTCTTCGTCATCTTCTGGTTCTTCATCCTCTGGTTCTACATTATCATTTTCAACTTCTGATTCTTCTTCGTCATCTTCATTTTCTTCATCATCTGGGTCTACAATATCATCTCCTGGTTCTTTATCTTCTTGTTCTTGTTCTAGATTATTATCTTCGTTATCTTCCAATTCTTCTGAATCATGTTCTTCATTACTTTGTTCATCATCTTCTGATTCTTCTGGATCATGTTCTTCATTTTGTTCTTCAATAATTGTTTCATCTTCATTAGAGTCTTCTAATAATTCTTCATCATTTGGAACTAGTCTTTTAGATTTATTTTTATTTTTATGTTCTTTTATAATATCAAGTGTTTCTTCTACATTCTCAGTTATTTTTTCTAAAAATAAATCATCTTCATTATTTTCTAATGATTCTTCGTGTTTAGGTTTCTTTGTTTTTAGTTTTTTTGGTTTATGTGTTTTTGTTTTACCACCTCCACCTTTTTGTTTTTTAGCTTTATGTCTTTTGGTTGATTGTTTGGATTTATTACTTCTAAATTTCTTCTTAGAATTTCTTTTTTTGTTACTAACTGTATTACTTTTTTTATTATTTTTATGTCTGATAGATTTATTTTTAAGTTTTTTAGACATTCTTTTTGAACGAGATTTCATAATTTATATTTACTTTAATGTTCGATAATATTTTCTGCCAATATAATAAATGAAGAAACAAGAAAAGAATCAAAAAAAAGGAGGTGGTATTTTTGGCAGCTCAGATCCAAAATTCATAAAACTTCTTGAAAAAGCAAAAAAAAGTGAATCAAACTTTATAAAGAATTATCAAAAATATGTTGGGTCATTTGAAGACTATGCTAAAAGCACACAAAAACACACAGCTAATTTAACAGCTTTAGACACATCTATGCCTGATGGTTTTGATAGTTTTTTAAATATTTTCCAAACAACTACATTAAAAGATGTTATCAATAAAAAAAAAGTAGATACATCATCGCCTTTATTGCTTAGAAATTATTCTACTAAAATATTAGCTGATAAAGATGATTTAACAAGAGAACACTTATGGCATCAATGTAATTATGTTCTAAGAACCAAATACGCACCAGAAGACTCTGTTTTAGTAACTAAACTTAATATTGCAGATCATAATAAATCTAATTTTACGATGGTTATAACAGGTATCTTATTTGGTAAAGATAATAGAAGAACTATTAATCATAATAACTATAATGCGAAACTAAGTGAAATAAAAACAAACTTAGATGATATTATTAAAATTATCAAAAAAGATGTTTTACAACAAGCTACTGAATTTGATTCATTGAATAACCCAATTGAAAAAATAGATATACCAGAACCATTAGAAGCAGCTGCATTTGGAACCCCAACATTTATACCGAAAGCTGACCCAATACCAGATATATATGGTGTAAAAGCAATACTTGATAAACCTGGGCCTAGAGATGCCAAACCAATATTTGGAGATGAAAAACCAGTATTTGGTCAAAAAAAACCTGATTTTGGTAAACCGAATTATCCGGATGTACCTGGTATTGTAGCAGGTAAACCAAATTATCCTGCCGCACCGGGTATGCCTACACTTAAACCAGATGGTGTACCCCCAATTGGAGAACCAAAACCTGGATTTATGAAACAAAGTGGTAATCAAGGATTTGGTAACTTTGGACAAGACAAACCATTCAGAGCACCTCCTGGTAGAGACGGTAGTCCACCTAGAAGAGACGGTAGTCCATTTAAAAGAGATGATAGTCCACCTAGAAGAGATGGTACTCCTCGTAAAAGTCAAGGTAGACGTAGTCATAATAAAAGACATAGTGGAAGAAAAAGTAATAAATTTGTCAATAAAGATAGACAACATCACAAGAAATTTGATAGACCTGCATTTGCAGGCAAACGTTCCAAAAGAGGTAGTAATAGATTTGCTAATAAAAGACGTTCTAAAAGAAGTGGAAGACCTGCAGGCCCACCAGCACCACCCAATTTTGGTATATAAACCAAACTTAATTTAGCTTGTTTATATAAAAAACCTATTCAATTATCAACATTAAATATAATACAATAATGTTACTATAATAACATTGATATTAAACCAAAATACTGTATTGAAAGAAATTATCCGGAAGAAGTTGAAGAATTATCGACAATATTTGATATAAATCAAAACAAATATTATCATGGATTAGATGAAGTAATTACATATTATCAATTGAAAAACTGGTATTGAAAATATACTGGAAAAATCAACTGAATTCAAAAAACAAAATTCAAATTATTGTATTAATGAATAATAATTAATATTAAGGTGCTACGCATTTTTCCAGCCATGCATATCCATCTTCTATAATAAGTACATTATAATTTACAGCAAAAACAAACACTTTAGAAGCTCTTAAACCGGATTTAACATTTAAATGAAGATATACATCTTGTAATTCACTAAAATTACAGTAACCTGTTGGTTGTCCATCTAATAATGGTTTTGTTGCAAAAGAATACATATAGATATAATCATTTGGTATTCTAGCGTGACGTCTAAATGGTTGAATCATTCTAAAAAATTTAGAACTGTGTTCTTCTAATCTTTCTTTATCACCAAATGTTATCTTAGCACTTATAACTGGGTCATCAGCTGGCATATCATTGCATGAATAATTAAACCAATCTTTTTCTGTTTCTCTTAAATCATCTCTTACTACCCAAAATAATTCTGTTACAGGATAATTGATTGAGTCTAAAGAAATTTTGACTTTTCCAGGATTAGATGGTATAGACATTTCAACCAATTGCAATTGCTTTATTAGATATTCATGACGTTTTTTTCTATATACATGCGTTTTCTCCATTTTATTTAATCTAATATAGTCAACTAATAAATGACCATTTGTTATACTATATTTTTCATTTGGTATTTTATTTTCATTACTAGTCCAAATTTGATTTAATGTATTTAATTTAACATATACAACCATGTCTTGGTGTGATAAAGCAAGTAAAGGAAAGGATTGACTTAATTTTTTAGTAAACCAAAATCTAAGTGGAATAATTACTTTACCTCCTCTAAATGATTCATCATTATGTGAATCAAATCGTAATACAAATTCATTCATACCAGCTTCATAATCAGATGATATCATTGTTTTATCATAAATATCATACCATATATTATAATGTTTGTCTATTGTTTTACCTCCTATTTCTAATTCAATATAATCAATTAATGCATAACCAATAGTGTTTACATAACCAACATTAGATAAAGTTGGTAATTCTATTTCTAACATCATATCAGTTATCTTATCACCATATCTAGGAATAGTAAATTTGACTCTATGTCCAAAGTCAAATACATTATCAGCTGTTACTTTTCTTGTATTAACACTAAAATCAGTTGGAATTTTATAACTACCAAAATCTGATTCAAATAAGCTAATTCTTCTATCGTTTTTTAGGTTTTTTTCTGATGCAGATAAATATTTATCAAGACCTGAATAATCTTTTGCCTTTAACTGAGTTAGGTCACCTTCCATATTTAATTTATATTAAGAAGAAAAATCATTGAAAATAAACATATTATTATTTAATAAATAAAATACTGATTACATTATTTTTATTTTTTCCAGTTTGTATTTTCAGTATTAGAATCGAAATAATATATAATTACATTACAAAAAATAGTAAAATAATATTTTTTAACTGAATTACATTCATTCCGTTGTTAATACGAGAAAAAATAAAATGTTTTAAAAAGTTCAGATGTTTTTTTCGAAAATTCAGAAGAGATTACATTTATTTTTTTAAAATTAATTAATGTATTTTTTTATAGTTTTTTAGATATTTTTCGAAACATAGCTTCAAAATTTTTAAATCAGTTAAAATTACATTCATCAGTATAAATTACATTTTGCTATTTAAAAAAATTAATTATATTATACTGATTACAATTTAAAAAAACCCAAGTTACCAAATTTTTTTATTGAAATCGATCCCTAACCTGATTTTAAAAAGTTTCCGCGCGCGGTTTTTACATTTTTTTTCATTTAGTTTTAAAACACCTTCAAACCCATTTTTATTATATTTTTAGTAATGAATTGTAAGTCCTTTTTTCACTTTTAGTTTTAAAACACCTTCAAACCCATTTTTATTATATTTTTAGTAATGAATTGTAAGTCCTTTTTTACCCTTTTTCATGATTTTTTAGTTTTAAAAGACCAATAAGCTGACTTTTATTATATTTTTAGTAATGAATTGTAAGTCCTTTTTAACATTTTAATATTTTTTTAGTTTTAAAAGACCAATAAGCTGACTTTTATTATATTTTTAGTAATGAATTGTAAGTCCTTTTTTGATAATTTTGATATTTTGATATTTTTTGAGTTTTAAAAGACCAATAAGCTGACTTTTATTATGTTTTTAGTAGTGAATTGTAAGTCCTTTTTCAAAAAATTGGTTAAAATGCAGTATTTTTTTAGTAGTTTTAAAATATCAATAACCTGACTTTTATTATAATTATAGTAATAAATTGTAAGTCCTTTTATTTTTAGACATTTTTAAGAGTTTTAAAACATTAATAAACTGACTTTTATTGTATTTTTAGTAATAAATTGTAAGTCTTTTCAAATTTATAGTTTTAAAGTATCAATAATCAGACTTTTATTATATTTTTAGTAATAAATTGTAAGTCTATTTTACTATTTTTTATAGTTTTAAATAGCTTATAAGCAGTTTTTAATTATAATTTTAGTATTAAATTGTAAGTCTTTTTTAATTTTTTATAAAGTAATAGTTTTAAAACATTCATAACCTAACTTTTAATATAAATTTAGTATCAAATTGTAAGTCTTTTTACATTTTTAAGTTTTAAAATTACAATAAGCTGTCTTTTAATATAATTTTAGTATCAAATTGTAAGTCTGTTTAACTATGTTATAGTTTTAAAAGAACAATAAGCAGTATTTTAATATAATTTTAGTATTAAATTGTAAGTCTATTTTTGTGTAAGAATAAAATATTTGATTAATATAAGTAATTTTTGATAATAAATAATTATGTTTTTTTGCGATATTTGTGGAAAATCCTATAAATATAGACAGAGTTTAAAGAAACATATCACAATACATATTGAAAGCTTAAAATGTATATATTGTAAAAGGGAATATAAATTCAAAAAGAACCTAAAGAAACATGAACGGATATGTAAGGAAAATCCAGATGTTTTAGCATTAATAGAACATACTATTAAATTAGAACAACTAAAAAATGAAGATATAATTGGTAACTTTGATAATAAAGTATCTAATCAGGTAAATTCGCAAAATACTAATTCTAATAATACTAACATATCCAATAATAATAATAATAATACTAATAATAATATTAATATAATTACTTTAGGAAATGAGAGTTTATCAGACATCTTATCTAATTCAGAACAAATTAAGATTTTGAATCAAAAATATAACTGTTTGGAATACATTATTAAATACATTCATTTTAACAATAAATTTCCACAATTTCAAAATATATTAATAGATGATATCAAATCTAATAAAGGTTATATATATGATGAAAATGTAGATGATTTTAGAATAATGAAGAAAGGAGAATTAATAGATAATATTATTGAGAATAGATTAAATGATATTGAAGAGTTCTGTCAAATTAATTCAAAAAGTCTTAGACAAAATACTAGGAATATCATAACTAAATTTGTGACAGGTGTTGTTGATGAATATGAGAAACCTAAAAGTAATTATCTCAAAGAATTAAAAGAAGACATTGATATATTAATGTATAATGAACGAAAATTAATAAAAGATAACCACAAAACATTAAAGAAATTAAGATTAAAAACAAAGATAACCAAATAATACAATTCAAATAAAAGCAATTAATTAAAACATTTTAAAAAAATAAACATATTATTCATATATATTAGTTATATTATATATGACAACGTTAATAACAAAACCTAAAGTACTTTCAATAGCAACAAAAACAACAGATAATATTAGTATTACACAGAAAGGAGGTTCTATATATACAATTACAACAACAAAATTTAACGTAAATAATACTACAATTGATTCTATTGGTAATGTATCTATTGATGGTTATATAAGATTACCTAATCTGAATTTGTCAAGAATACCATCTAATACATTTAATAAATTATACTCTAAATTAAATGATGATTCTGATAATGAAATATATTGGGAAAATAAACCAATACTAATTCAAGATAGTGATATTATCGTTGCAAGTGTTGATATTTCCAGTAGAAATTTATCTGTAGGTGGTGTAGACTATATATGGCCTGTTGATAATGGTTTACATTCACAAGTTTTAACAACTGATGGTCAAGGGGCATTAATATGGTCTGATGCCAATACCATACAAAATTCATTATCTAACTTAAATGACACTAATATAGATGATGTCACCACTGGAGATTTAATAAAAATTCAATCTGTAGATGGATTTTTAAAATGGGTTAATACTAAATCTTTAGATGATTTAACAATAAATAATACAATTATAGGTAATACTACACCATCTACAGGAACATTTACAACATTAACTACTTCTCTTGCAAATATTACTGGTACACTTACAGTAAACGATGATATAATTGCATCAAATGATTTGATATTAACTGGAGATTTAATAGTTGAAAGTATGACATCATTAAGTGATACTTTAGATGTAGATGGTGCAGTAACATTAGCATCTACTCTAGTTGTTTCTGGAACAACTGGTATGACGAATCTTAATGTATCTGAAACAATAACAGGTAATGTAACTGGTGATTTAACTGGTTCAGTGCTAACACCAATACAACCAAACATAACATCATTGGGTAATCTAACTAGTTTAATGTTAGATGGTGATGTTACAATATCTTCATCTATAGATGTTAATTTATTAGATAATAATTCATCTGCTATTTCATTTAATACACCTGGTAAAAATAATATTATAAATATAAATACAACAACTGATTCAGAAGGTGTTATCATGAGTGGAAGTTTAGATGTTATTGGTTCAGTAACAATAAGTGGATTTACCTTTCCAAGTTCTGATGGTGATAATGGACAAGTTTTAAGAACGGATGGTTCTGGTAATTTAACCTGGAAATATGATTCAAGTTATGGCGCGATTACTATATTAAATGATGGAGATAATAGACTAATAACTGCATCTGGAGATGGGTTTTTAAGTGGTGAAGCTAACTTAACATTTGATAATTCTACATTAATTATAACTGGGTCTGAAACTATATCATCAACTTTAACTGTCACAGGTGAAGCAAATTTAAATGGTGGACTAACGATAGATACTAATAAATTTAGTGTAGATAGTTCTAGCGGTGATACCGCAATTTCTGGTAAACTTAATGTAGATGGATTAAGTAATTTAAATGGAGGTATTAATGTAAATATAAATAAATTTACAGTTAATTCTAGTGGTGTAATTGATGAAGGTACCTGGAATGGTAATACAATTAATGTTGCTTATGGGGGTACTGGAACAAGTTCATTGACATCTAATTCTATATTAATAGGTAATGGAACATCAAGTATAATATCCAATAATAATTTGACATTTGATGGTTCTACATTAACAGTTACAGGTGACTTATCTATTAGTGAGGGTATTAAAGATAATAATGGTAATGAAGTCATAATAATTAGCAACACAAATAATGCAATTAATGAAATAACCGTTGCAAATTCATCTACTGGAAATAACCCAATTATAAGTGCTTCTGGTGATGACATCAATATTGGATTAAATTTTCAATCAAAAGGAACTGGTACTTATGATTTTTTAGCAACATCGGATAAGTCTACAGAATTAGTCTTATATGAAAATGTAAATAATGGTTCCAATACAATTACAATTAAATCACCTGATACAATTACATCTAATATAACATTAACATTACCAAATGGTACTGGTACAGATGGTCAATTATTGAAAACAGATGGAAATGGAAACCTAAGATGGGAAAATATTAATGTATTTACTCAATATGCGGTCTTAAAAGAATCATCGTCAACAACTGGAGGTTCTGTATCTACTGGATGGACGACAAGAAGTTTAAATAATGAATCTGATCCAGATCATATTGTAACATTATCATCTGATCAATTTAGTTTAGCTCCTGGAAAATATTATATTGAAGAAGTGACTACTGCCTATAAAACAAATTATCATCAAACAAGAATTAAAAATATAACTGATGATACAGAACCAATAATTGGTACAAGTATTATTGCAAGTGATGCATACAATCAATCTGGTAATTCTATATTAAGGGGTATTATTGAAATTAATGATACTAAAACATTTGAATTACAACACTATAATGAAACTACAAACTCAAATGATAATGAATCAGGTGTTGATACAAATAGTGGTCAAGATAATATTCATGCTCAATTAACAATATGTAAATATAATTCAACTGGAACAATTGAAATGAATAATAATAAAATTATAGGAGTTGAAGCTATTGAATTCAAAGAGGATGAAGGTAACCAAACAATTACTATGAAAACTCCATCAATTAGTAATAATTTTACATTAACACTACCTGATTCTGTACCGAATAATTCTTCGGGAATGGATGATATATATGGAAATACATTAACATCAGATACAAATGGAAATATGATGTTTGGATTTCCAATGTTACCAATATGTGTTTTTCATGAAAGAAATGATGGTAATGCATTAAGAATGAATCATGGTGGAAATACATGGTATCAAAGATTATTAAATATGACAGATACAAATAATACAAATAATATTGCTACATTAACAGAAGGTAGATTTAAAATTACATCTACTGGTAAATATTTAGTTCACGCATATGTTTCTGTTGGTGATATTGGTATTAATAAATTAGGAATTATGAAAACAACAGGACAAACAAGCTCAAGAACACTTGTATTAGAAGGTATGACAACTCATGGTAAAGATAGTGATAATGATATTTCAATAAATTCTCAATTAACTGGAATAATATCAGCTACTAGTAATGATGAATATGAATTAATGCAACTTATAAGTACCAATGGTTCTGCTGGAAGTAGTGGTATAGATGGCAGTTGGCTTGGTTCAGGCGATATATATTATAAAAATAATTCAACATATACTGATTCTAACTTAACAGCACCTTTTGGTATAAATATAGGTAGTTCAGGAAATTATGAAAATATTCATGCTACACTTATATTGGTTAGAATCGCATAAAAACAAAATATTAATTTTAAAAACTTTTAATTTTTTATTCTTAGTATCTATTTATAATATGTCATCTTTAAATAGTAACATTTTAAGTTTATATGATAATAGTAATATCAGTTTAACTGTAAATACTGATACCGATAAAACATTAACTATTAGTTCATCTAATAATGGACTAGGTGATGGTTTAATTGAATTAACAGCTGATAAAATAATATTGGACTCCCTCGAGATAACTGGTGACACTCCAACTATTAGTACAACAGGTAATGACATTAATAATGGATTAACATTTAATGATAGAGGAACTGGTACTTATAATTTCTTGGCAATAGATGATAATTCTACAGAACTAGTTTTATATGAAAATACAACTAATGGTTCAAATAATGTAACATTAAAGGCACCCAGTACAATTACTTCATCATTTACATTAACTTTACCAGGTAATGATGGAACTGAAGGTCAAGTATTAAAAACGGATGGTTCTGGTATTTTAACATGGGAAAATGAAGCAAGTGGTGTATCAAGTAGTATATCAATTATTAATGATTCTAATAATAGAATAATAACTGCTAGTGGTGACAGTACACTTAATGGTGAAGCTAATTTAAGTTTTGATGGTTCTATATTGATTTTAACAGGTTCTGAAACAATATCTTCAACACTAACAGTAACCGGTCAAACAAATCTAAACGGTGGAATTGACGTTAATAATTCTGCCTTCTCAGTTGATACAAGTGGTAATATCAATATAGGTGACGATACTAATATTAATATAGGCGAAGATAATGACTTAAGTATTTATCACGATAGTGATGGAATGTTTTTCCAAAATGGTATAAAATCTACAACTGGAAATTTAGCAATATTAATGGAAGATACATCAGAAGATAAAGGCAATATAGGCATTGTCCTCTCAAATGATGATGCTTCATTTGTTATATTTGATAAATCTTTGCAATTTGTACTTTCAATAGCTTCAGAAGGTTTAATCGTAACTAATAAAGATCTACTTTTTAAAATAGAAGATGATTCTGAATTAGCATTCCGATTTAAAGCTGATAATACATTATTAACAATAGATACAACTACAAATAATCAGAAAATAATATTAACTACAGAATTAATAGTAGAAGAATTAAGTAGTTTAAATGGTGGAATTAATGTTAATAATAGTAAATTCACAGTTGATACAACTGGTAATACAACAATTAATGGTACGTTGAATATTGGTAGTAATTTTTTATTAAATTCATTAACCATTTTAACCGAATCTGAAGGAACAGTTACATTAGCTAATATTGATACAATTGATTCAACTACTAAGTCAACTATTGAAGTAGCTATTGATACATTATCTAATTTAATAACTGTAGGATCATTGGATAGTGGCTCTATAACATCTGGATTTGGGTCTATTAACAATGGTTCATCAAATATTACAACAACTGGAACAATTAGCAGTGGTACTATTTCAGTTAACTCATCAACTATTTTAAGTGAATCAGATGATACAGTCACCTTATCTAATATTGATGCAATTAATTCAACAACTAAATCAACTATACAGGCATCTATTGATACATTATCT